TTTCTTGGGTTCTTGGTTACCAGTATTATTGGTGGATTGGCTCTAATTATAATGGAGCACAACAAAGATGTCATGGAATTTAGAAAACATTGTGAGCCCAATAATGGCGTAATGATTTATGACACAGAAAATCATTTGCTTTGCATTAAAAGCAGTTCTTTTGTGGATAAATAATTATGACCTATTCAACCGACCTTCCCGACCTACAAACCTGCGTAACGATCTTCATCATCCTGATCTTCGCTTACGCCGCCGCGTGGGTAACGTCTCTAATTGTGGGAGAGTGAAATGACAAATTACAACTTCAAAGTCGGAGAAACTTACAAACTACGCGGCGGCGGAACTGCTGAGATTTTGAAGGTTGGTTTAGACCTTGAATATGGCGATTCAATTATTGGATTGGTAGGTGGCGTTAAGGTTCGTAGTTGGAAGGCGTCAGGTTCATATATTTACGAGTCTACCACTAGTGAAATGGACCTTCTCCCTCCAGAGCCGGAACGGGTGTCGCGGTGGATAAACATCTATAGGTTTCCGCTCGGAAATAGCCTCTCATATGTAAGTCGGGAAGAAGCTGATAAGCATACTGATCCTGGCCGCACCCACGTCCTCGAATTAATTTACGAAGGCGAAAATTTCGACGTGATTAAGCACAAGGTGGGAGAGTGACATGGCTGATTACAGCGAGATTGTGAAGCGGTTGCGCGATGAGCTTGAGGAAATGGCGAACCAAGCGTCGGTTGATTTTGAATTATGGAATAGGTTTTCAAACCGCGTTCTTACTGCCGCCGTAAACATCGAAGCGCAGGCGAAGGAGATTGCGGAACTTGAAGCGGATAACGAGCGGTTGCGTGGTGTTATAGAACGCGACCGGACGAAGGCCGCAGAGATTATCGGTAAGGCACGGGCAGTTGTCATGCAGCGGTCTTGGCTTGTTGAAGGGCGCGGCTGCTATTCATACGATGACGAAACATACCAATCCGAATTTGGTGATGTGTTTCGGGAAATGCTTGAAGCCTTAGAACCGCTTAAAATTCTTGCCGCCGATTGGAGCGATTGTCCAAATGATTTTCAATCGGCGCGAATTAACTGGAAAGAGAAAGCAGAGCAAAAAGATGCACGGATCACCGAACTTGAGGCGGAAAACGCGAAGCTGCGGGAGGCGATGAAAGCTTGCTCCGACGATTTAGAGGCTGAACTTTTAGCGAGATATGGCTTCGTCAAAGGCGGCCCAATCCACCCCGCAGAAAATAAACGATTTCAGCGCGACATGGCTCCCGTCCGCGCAACCCGCGCAGCATTAGGAGAGTGAGATGACTGATTACAGCACAGATGTTTATCTTGCTAGGATGGCTATCATTGAAGCCACTGCTCTTATTGCTGCGCCGCATACTAGATTAAGGCCGCGAATATTCCCTGACGGCGATAAATGGTGTGCGCTTTACGGCGAAAATCTTATGGAGGGTGTCAGCGGGTTCGGCGCTACGCCGTATGAAGCATGCACAGAATTTGATAAAAATTTTTCAAATGGAAGGTGCAAAGCATGAACGAGCATAAACTTTACATTGATATTGAAAGAATAGTTCTGAAAAGACGGGAGTTTGAAAGCGATAACGAATTTACGTCTGCGATCTTTGATGAAGTAAATAAACACTTCGCCGAACTTGAGGCCGAGAACGTGAAGCTGCGGGATGCGTTAAAGCCGTTTGCAGAGACAGCTAATGAAGTCGTTAGTAATGATGACTTGCTTTATCTAGTTCCATATAGGGGCGACACCTTACACCGCGCCCGCGCAGCATTAGGAGAGTGAAATGATTACCAATGAACGGCAGTACAAGATCACTCGCAGCGAAGCTGATCGCTTCCGCAAGGCGATCAGCGAACTTGCCAGGGCGCCGGCGCGTGCAGATGTGCATCCGCGTCTGTTGCAGGCTGAGCGCGAGGCAATGGAAAGTCAGCTCGCTGACCTTCAAGCCGAGATCGCTGAATATGATCGTCTGAAGTCAGCCGATCTTTCGGTTATCTCTATCAACTCGTTCGACGAGTTGGCCGATGGCCTCATCAAAGCACGCATTGCCGGCGGATTAAGCCAAAAGGCGCTGGCCGACCGGCTTGGCCTGAAGGAGCAGCAGATTCAGCGCTACGAGGCGGAACGCTACGCGTCCGCCAGCTATCAGCGTCTGCGCGAGATCGCGAACGCGCTCGGCGTTCGCATCAAGAACGACATCCTGCTGCCGGTTGCGCCGAACAGCTTTGGCGGGCTGGTCAGCAAGTTGCGGTAGGTCGGGCTCGAACGCGACTTTTTACTATCACGGCTGCTGCCTTCGCCCGACGCCGCCCGTGCCAGTGGCGAAGTTGGAAGCGATGATGACGACTATGCGCTGACTTCAAAAGCGGGCGCGGTTTTAGAGCGCGTGTTTGGCTGGACTCGCGACAACATGTTTGGAGCACAGGCGCTCATCGCGACGCCCTTGAAGCCGCCGACGCTGCGGCGCCTATTCCTAAAGATGCTTCAGTGTGCACAAGGCGTTTCGGTCCTAGAGGCGAGATTTGTGGAAAAACAATCCTTGAACGCCCCACCCCTCCGAAGGAGCCAACGAGATGAAATGCGATACATGCGTTTTTTGCGTTCCTCTATCGGAGCCGCATGAAAATTATTGTCTGTGTATATGGAAACCTAAAGAACCGACACCATCGAACTGTATGATTTGGGAAATTTCTGCGCTTGATGGGATGCCTGAACGATCCGTGTCTAGGTGGATGCCAAAAGAAATAGTTTATGGCGCCGCAAGGCATTTACTTAAGGACTGCCCGGCGCATGAGCCTAAGATTTAGGAACCGACGAAATGACACCGGAAGAACGCAAGAAGCTGATTGAGGAAATTAAATTCACCATGTGTGATGGCGTCGTGCGCGGTTTTAATTATCGCTACATAGCTGAACAAGTCCTCGCCATCGCGCAGGCTGCTTTCGCAAAAGAAATTGAGGCGGCATATAAAGAAGGATGGAAAGAAGCTAGCAGCGCAGGTTCCACTATGGAACACATAGATTTTGATTGGGTACACAGCAAAGCCCGCGCCTCCATCCTCGCCAGCATACCGGAGAAGACGAAATGACACCTAAAGAACGCGAGAAGCTGATTGTGGATATGGCGCAAGGCATGGCATTCGTCACGCCCTATCTTTGGGCGAAATTTACAAAAGGGGAAAAGTCGCGGATGATTGATGATGCCCGCGCCGCCCTCACCATCGCAGAGCGCCGGATACGAGAGGATTGCGCGGAGATAGTGAACGCACATAAACCAACACGCGATACGCCAGCGCATAACTTAGTGGGGCACTGTTTTGGTATTGTGGCAGACGCCATCCTCGCCAGCATACCGGAGACAAAGCCGTGACGAAAGAAGAGCACAAGTCTCTGAAAGAAGCAATGAGACATGCTTATGCGGAGTTTATTCAGCGCATGGCTATTGTTGTTTCAGAAATAGCAAATGAAAGAGTTTACGCAAAAACCGCTCGAAATGAAACTTGCGGTGTCCTGTCAGAGCAGCCTGATGGTCTTGAAGAACTTATGTCACAAGCGCGAAAATACCATGCAGAGGTGTTAGCTATTTGTAGCTCCATCCTCGCCAGTATACCCGAGAAGAAAGATGGTTGAGCCTAAACGTTACGGTAAAAAAATTCGATCTTTGACGATTGATGAGCTTAGGCGCGAACGTGCTTTTTGGGTGAAAGAATTGTTTTCCGGAACTCTTGGCCTCTCTGATGATCACGTATTGGATATGATAAAATTATGCGATTTTAATCTGAGCGAATTGCTTGCAATTGAAAAGGAAGAAAACGATGAACGAACCTAAATTCACGCCGGGGCCGTGGAAATTGCAAAACTGCTCGCACGGCGGAAAAATACTAATAAGAGAGAGCTCCGATAGCGCGTATCACCAACAAGGGTATTTGCAGATCATCCCGGCGGCAGATGCTTATTTAATGGCCGCCGCCCCCGAACTCTACCGCGAACTCGCGCTCAAAGACCCGGATAATCCCTTCCTCGCAAAAGCAAGAGGTGAACTATGACTGAATTACCGAAAGAAGATTTTGTAACTCTTGAAGATGGATTTGTTTATTTTTGGGCATCACGGGTGGCTGGAGCTATGACCTCTCGCGAATTACGCGACATTGCCGATGAACTCGATAAGCGAAACGAAAAATGGAAAAAACAGATTGATGAATACTTTGAAAACTTAAAAGACGATAGCGCACATGAGGCAAAACCATGACCCCAAACAACGCACTCATCGTCTACCTCACATCCATCCTCCACTCTTACTTGCTCTACGCCGGGCAGGAGAAATCCAAAACCGAAGCACTTGTGCTGGCAATAATATGGCCGGTGTCGCTGGCAATGTTCGCACTGAATCTTGTGTATCTCGCGGCAAGGAAGGGCGTTGTCTGGTGCGCCGCCAACACAGGAGATAAATGATGGCTCAATCTCCATCGGTTTTAAAACTTATATCAGAAATCCTAGCCCAAGAATTGCGGGATAATTTAAACAATTGCGCAAACGAAGAAGATGCAGCTAATGTTTTCCTAAAAACGATGTTTGATGCATTTTCGCTATCTGAATCGCAACCATCGTCAATTGCAGATCAGAAAAGAATAAGAAGGAAGAGAAAATCTAAGCGGAAAATTTGGGCGCAATTTAATATTGGAAAATGGGTGAACCAGTCCGACATGATTGGTTATGATTTATATATGCGCACAATGGGTATGCCTGTTGAGTTTAATTTGATGAATGAAACCGTGAGACGAAGAGCGAACGCAATCATACCGGAGCCTCATCGCTAATGCCCCGCACCGCCGCCCGCGATATTCAATTCCAGAGATCAAAAATCCCCGAAGGGCGTGGAGTGCATCCTTTTGTTAAATTTATCTGGAGAAAAATAAATGAAGAATTATGGTCACAAGAAGATGTAGCCGTGCAATCTGGAGTATCGTCTAGTGCTATGAGAAAATGGCGACTTGGCGATAGAAATCCACGCATAAGTGAACTTGAAGCTGTAATAAACACTCTTGGCTATAAACTAGTCTTAAAGGAGCGAGGCGAATGACCTGGATTTTATTGATATGGCTTATGCTGCCAGACCACAACGTATCTGTCCTTTCCCATGAGTTTAATTCCAGAGAGGCGTGTAACAATGCTGGAGAAGAAATCTCTAAAAAATCCTCAATCCATTGGACATATACGCATTATGTCTGTGTCCCTAAAGATACCCTCGCCCCCATTCGTTAGACTAAGCGCGGTTGCTCGAAAAAAGAGCAAAAAGAAAGGGTTAAACCCACTTGTGCTTTAATTACGCATGGCCCTAAGATTTTCGTCCAGTTTTGCATTTTGTTGTTGCAATGGGTCAAAGATCATGGCAAAGTGTTTCGTCAACTCAAAAAGCGCGGCAATGCCGCCATACAAGGACCATAAATTATGACCAATCGTGCTTTGAACCTTCCTAACGGCGTCGCCGTTTCCGTGGCACAGCCCTATAAGGAAGGCCACGTTCTTACCGCCCTTGAAGCCACCAAGCTCAATCAGACCCTTGCCGACTCGATCCGCACGTCGCTCATGTCGAAGCTAAAGCGGCTTGTCGATGCTGCACAGAACGCGGGCGCTGAATTTGATGCAGTTGGTGTTTCTGCTGAATTTCAGGAATACGCTGACAATTACGAATTTTCCGAGCGCGGCACGAAGGCCGTTGTCGATCCGATTGAAGCGGAAGCACACAAGCTCGCCAAGCAGCAGGTTTTTGCTGCTATCCGTAATCGCGGCGGTAAGCCGAAGGACTATTCGGACGGGCAGATTGCGGAATATGTCGAAAAGGTTCTGGCGCACAAGCCTGAAATCCGTGAGGAAGCCGCTCGTCGCATTAACTCGACTCGCCAGCTTGCTGGTGATCTTCTTTCTGATCTTGGGCTCTGAAATCTCCGGGGTTCCTCCCTTCCCCGGCGAGCCCGTTAGCTGACGATGGGCGATGGAAACTGTCAGCAAGGGGTGGGGCTTACCCACCCCTCCTTTTTACAGGAAAGAAATGTCAAAAGAAGCCGAAATCCTCTACGAAGCTCTTAATTCTGAATACGGAGTCGAGGTGGAAATTATCGGAAATTACCAAACATCACTTCAGCGTCTTTACAAAGAGAAGAAACAAAACATTGAATTTGACATTCTTCAAATCTCTCGTTCTCCGACTGGCCCAATGCATATTTGGATTGTAAAAACTGATCGACCAGACGTGACTTTTTCGGAACCGCAGGAGCAAGTTCTGAAAGAAAATCCAAAAGGCGAGGGGCCTCTTTTTTCCCTCGCAGACCTGTTAGGAGACAACTGAAATGGCCGCGCGGTTGGGCGAAGCTACCACAAAAATCCACCTTCACCTTTACACAAGAGATTTAGAGTTTATTGATGCAAATTTTTGCCGACAAGGTATTCGGGTAGTTGGAAGGTCCGAAGCTATTCGCGCGATAGTTCATTCTTATGTAAAGCATCTGGAGAAAAAGACAAATGCAAAACCAGTCCCATTCGACCCGACAATCGCAGAACTCGTCGAATGACATTCTTGCGGAAGCAACTACGGATAGTTTGAATGAACTTATGAACCGTGCGCCGGATGTTTCGGACGCGGAAGCGGACAGGATCATTGAATTTTTGCGTTCACAACGGGCGAAATTCGCAACTTTAGAGGCTTCACCAAAACCGAAGAAAACCCCTAGAAGCAAAGCACCTTTACTTTCCGCTGACGACATTCTGGGAGCAATCGACGACCTATGACAGACGACACTTTTAGACTTCCAGAATGCAAAGCTCTGCGCATAATATATATGCTGGAGTTAAAGAGAAATTTTGAGCTTTTCAAAGAATGGGCTGATTACAATAACCTGCAATGGGAACGTCCTGGGCAGCAAGATAGTGCACAAGTCGTTCTAGCTAAATTATTGGAGAGCAAATGACCGCCGAAGAACTCCAATCCCTAATCGCCTCAATCCGCCAAAACATTTATACATGGTGCGGAGGCGAAACGATAGAAAAAGTCGAAAAACTTATCCGCTTTGCGGAACAAATGCAAAAAGAACGAAGCGGTAAATAAAATCTAACGACAGGGACTCCCCATGTCAGAGCAGATCAATAATTCCATTTCCACAATCAGCCCACGCTTTCAGATATTCTGGGACTCGACATCAATCGGCGCGCTTAAGACTTGCCCGCGCTACTACCAGCTTTCCATCCTTGAAGGATGGCAGCCGCGCGAAACCTCCGTTCATTTGACTTTTGGTATTCATTTCCATTCTGCACTTGAATACTACGATCACCTGCGCTTTGGCGGCATGGACTATGACCAGGCGCTGCGGGAAGTGGTTAAAAAGGTGTTGACAATCACTTGGGACGCCAAGAAAAATCGTCCGTGGTTTTCGGATGACCCTAACAAAAATCGCTTTACGTTGCTGCGCAGCGTCGTTTGGTATCTTGACCAGTTCAAAGACGATCCGATTGAAACAGTGAAACTTGCGAATGGAAAACCAGCCGTTGAACTGTCGTTCCGTTTTGACTCTGGTTACACATCTTCGCAGGGTGAAAGCATTATGCTTTGCGGCCATCTTGATCGCCTCGCCACGCTAAATGGCAAGCCTTTTGTGCTTGACCGCAAAACCACAAAGTCAACAATAAACCAATCGTTTTTTAAGAAGTTTTCTCCTGACAATCAAATGACGCTTTATGCTATTGCCGGAAAAATTGTTTATGGCATCCCGGTCGAAGGCATTATCGTGGATGGTGCCCAAATCGCTCAAACCTTCTCCCGCTTTCTTCGTGGAGTAGTTCCGCGAACAGAACCCATTCTTGAAGAATGGTATTACGATTTAGGTCAGTATCTCGCAATGGCAGAAACTTTTGCTGCAAACAATTATTGGCCGATGAATGAAAAGTCTTGCGGAAATTACGGAGGTTGCCCTTTCCGCAAAATTTGCAGCATGTCACCATTAAGCCGCACGGAATGGCTTAAAGCCGACTATTATAAACGGGTATGGGACCCGACAGTTGTGAGAGGAGACGTGTGATGAAAGACAATCACGATTGGATGCCGATCCTTATGACAGTAGTTGGAACAATTTTGATTTGCAAATCAGATGTTTTTATCGGCCTTGGCATTGGATTAATTATGCTCGGCCATTTAATGGAGGATCACTAATGAAAAACGCATATCAATACATGATCGCCCTTCCGCTTTCCGAACGAACGGAAAATGTCCGAGCAATGGTTGACATTATTTTAACTGACGCAAAAATTGCAATTCAAAAAGCTCGAAAAAAGTCGACAGAATGTTTTTCTGAAAGCATTGATACTATTTTGGAAAATGATTACATAGAAGGTCTCTCATGATCGTCCAGCACTCTGACGGAGAGTTTCTAATCATCGTTCAGTCTTCTTTCGTTATCGCTACTACCCTTGACCTGCAACTCGCAGAACAAATCTTGAAATTCCTCACACGGAGTCCATTCAATGCCTGCACTTAAAAACCACCATTCAAGCGGCACAACCAAACTTTTATTTGTGGGGGATAGTGGCGCAGGCAAAACCGGAGCACTTGCCTCTCTAGCGGGAGCAGGTTTCAAAATCCGCATCCTCGATCTTGACAACGGCGTGGACGTGTTGCGCGATCTTCTTTCTTCCGGCAAATATTCAAAAGATGCAATTAACAACGTTGAATACGTTACAATCACCGATCCTATGAAAAACGTAGGTGGAAAATTTATCCCCACAAAAGCATCAGTCTGGCAGCGTGTCGCGTCAATGCTTTCGGAATGGAAAGATGGTGAAACAAATCTCGGCTCAGTTTCATCATGGGATAATAAAACAGTTCTCGTCATTGACAGTTTAACAATGCTTTCAGACGCTGCGCTTTTTTACATTCTTGCAATGAATGGCCGACTCGGCCAGCAGCCCCATCAAAGTGATTGGGATCTTGCACAAAATCTCATCGTGAACCTTCTTCGTTTATTGTATGATGAAAGTGTAAAATGCAACGTCATCATTAATTGCCATATCAAAATTATGGGCGGTAAAGATGGTCCAGAGCATTACTACCCTAACACTTTGGGAAAAGCTCTACCTCCGAAAATTGGGCGGTATTTCAACTCAATTTTGCTCGCGCAATCGAGTGGCCGGGGGCAAAACCTTAAACGTCAAATTTTCACAACGTCGCAAGGCACGATTGAATGCAAAAATACTGCTCCGTCGAAAGTGGCGCAGTCATATCCTCTTGAAACAGGTTTAGCGGACTACTTTGCAGCAGTGAGGGCATAACATGAAACGCAAGATCATTCAAATCTTGTTTTCAAAAGATGATACCCTTCACGCACTCTGCAATGATGGCACCATCTGGTATTACGCTCACGGCGAGTGGTTGCGTTATACCAAACTAATTCCGCAGAACTAATCTGCAACAAGAATTAGGGCATCGCCCTAATACTCGCCCGTCACAGGGCATATCACCATGGAGTAAAATATGTCTAACTTCAAAGAACTTCTTGACACAAATGTCGATAACATCAAAGCTCCCCCTGCCCTACCAGAAGGTAATTACCACGGAACTATTTTGTCATACGAGTTTGGGGATGACAATAAAAACAAAACACCTTATGCCCGCTTTAAGGTTCAACTACATTCGGCGGGGGATGATGTAAATCAGTCAGATTTGGTAGATATTGATTTATCGAAGCGTATTTTCGCTTCGGACGTTTATCTCCAGACCCGAACCGGGGAGGATCAGCGTTTTCGGCTCGTTAACTTCATCAAGAGTCTTGGAATTGATGTAGCAGGTCGTCAGCTTATTGAGTTGGTGCCTGAAACTGTCGGAGGAAATGTAATGCTTTATATTGAGCAGTATTTTAATCCGAACGCGGCTGAAGGTGAGCCTGCCCGCAATCGTGTGGGCAGGATGACTGGCGTGGCGTAACATCAAGTTTGAGCGGCGGCGTGGAAAGCAGACACGCTTGCGTTCGAGGCTGGACGGAACAGAACCCGACGCGTCACTGCGCTTCTTAGAAATCGGGCAAAGCCAGAGCCGGAGTAGCGCCCAGCCCGCTCAAAACCGGGAGGGGGAGAAATTCCCCTCCCAACCTTACAAAGGATTGCACAAATGGAAATCGCTCTTAAAGATATTTGGATTGACCGCGCTTCACGCCAGCGTAAAGATATTGTTATCGACGATTTGCTGGAAAGCATTCCAAAACGAGGGGTGCTGGTGCCGATTATTGTTGTAGAAGAAAATGGCCCGAACGCCGAGCCTTACAAACTTCTTGCCGGTGAACGTCGTTTCACAGCCGCAACCCAGCTTTCACTCCTAACTATCCCCGCGCGTCTTTTACCCGATCTTCCTGTCAGTGAACAACGCATTGTCGAACTTGAAGAAAATCTTCGACGGAAGGATTTAAGCTGGCAGGATCAATGCCGTGCAATCGCAGCCATTCATGTTTCGCTTACTGAGCTAAATGGCGAAAGTTGGGGCGAAGCAAAAACTGCCGAAGCGATTGGATACGGTCGTGTGTGGGTTAACCGTTGTTTGCGAATTGCGCGTGAATTACACCGCGAGAATATTCGGAACATGGAAACGGCATCACGGGCACTTAATTATCTGACAAGAGAGGATGAACGGCTCGCCGGAGACGCCATAAGCACTTTATTGTCAACGGCGACCGATGCCGCCACCAATACATTTACGGCACCCGCC